TATGTATTAACTGAACTATTATCTAAATTTAATACACATCCTATAAGTTGAGCTTTGGTTACACCGCTAACAACATTTATTTCTAATGTAGGATTAAAAGAACCATTTAATATATTTAATCTAAAGTCACCATTATTACCTATACTAAGTGTATTATTTTGATTACCTGATATATTAGAATATAAATTAAAATCACCTTCATTATCTATAGTTAATGTTGGGAAAAATCCAGTTCCATCATTATTACCACCATCACCTGATAATGTAAAATTACCTTCATTATCTATAGAAAATGTTGTATTATTAAACCCATCAATAATACTATTAATATATGCAACTCCACTATTAGTAACAGTAAATGTATTATTTACACCAAGAGTTGTAGCAGCAAATAATTGGAAGTTTCCATAACTATCTAAGAATAAAGTATTATATTGAACACCTGATACTATACCATATACATTTAAATTACCATTATCATCTATTTGAAATGTTTGTATTGGTGTAGTACCAACTAAGTTAGACCATAGATTTAATATACCTGTTGATGTAACTTGAAATGTGTTTTGAAATCCGGTACCATCCCCATAATCAGCATCACCCCATAATGTTAATCCACCTTCTTTATCTACTTGGAAAGTTTCATTTTGTATGCCGTTCAAATTAGAATATACTTGTAGAAAACCTTGTCTATCTATTACGAATGTATTTACATAGGTTGTAGTATCAATACCACATCCGTTGATATGAAATTCACCAAATGTATCTAATGATAATGTTTGATTTTGATTACCTGATATATTTGAATTGATAACAAAATAACCAGATTCACTTAATGATAATGTTTGTTGGAATCCAGTTCCATCATTATTTCCACCATCACCATTAATACTAAAGTAGCCTTCATCAGATAAATGTAAAGTAACATTTTGAGTATTGATAATACTATATAATGTAAATTCACCAACAGCAGTAGAATAAAGAATATTTGCATTGAATTGAGTATTACTAAAACTATAACTACCATCAGAACTAACTTCAAATGAACCTATATATGAATCACCAGTATCATCAAATGATGCTAATATAGAAAAATTACCATATTTACCTAGTCCTAATATTTGATTTTGAGTACCATTTATATTCGCAAAAGCAAATATTTGACCACTTGGGTCTATATTAAATGTAGTATTAAAATTTGTACCATCTCCTGCACCACCATCACCTAATAAGTTTAGTACTCCAAATCTATCTATATTAAATGTTCCATTAGAAGAGCCATTAATGTTTGATTGTAAGACTAATTGACCTTGGTCATCTATTCCAAATGTTTTCTGAAAATTAGTCCCATCAGCACTTCCACTATCACCATAAATATTAAAATTACCTTCATTATCTATATTAAGTGTTTGATTTTGGTTACCAATAATGTTAGAAAATATAGTAGTATAACCATCCCAATTAATATTAAATGTTTCAACAAAACCAGTTCCATCACCTCTACCATCATCACCAAATAATGTTAAATCTCCATCAACACCTATTTGTAAAGTTTCATTTTGAACACCACCTAAATTACTGAATAATTTAAAGAATCCAGTATCACCAACATATAGAATATTAACAAAACCAGTACCATCACCTGCATTACCATCACCATTTAATTGAAGAGTTCCATCATCACTAATATCTAATGTTGTATTAGAAATACCATTGAAATTAGATATAACTTCAAATTCACCACTTCTACTTAATTGTAATGTATTCTGATAATTTGTACCATCACCTGTATTACCATCACCTCTCACATTCATATTACCATATCTATCTACTATAAGTGTTACATTTGACCTAACATTTATATTAGATGCTAATATCATCTCACCATAATCATCAATATTAAAAGTATTTAAGAATCCAGTACCATCTCCACTATTAGATGAATTAAGATATAATGAACCATCACTTGTAATATTAAATATCTCATTTTGAACACCATTTACAATACTATGTGATATAATTTGACCTGTATTATCTACTTGAAATGTTTGAAAGTATGTTGTACCATCATTGGAGCCTTGTAAAGAAAGATTACCTTCAATATCGATACTAAAAGTATTATTATGAAAAGTATCAATTAAACTATATAAATTAAAATTACCATTAACATCTACATCTAATAGAGATGCAAAACTATCTGTATCAGTAATACTAAATTTATCTATTATTCTAGCATTGAAATCAAAAACATCTGTGAATGTAAAAGAATATCCATTAACATCGGCAGTATTATCTTTATTAAGAGTTGAACTTACATCCAACGTATCTTGCCAAGATTGTGTAACTCCATATCCTGTTGCTCCAGATATGCCGGTTGCGCCGGTTGCTCCAATATCACCTTGAGGTCCTGTTGCACCAGTTGGACCAGTTGCGCCTATGCTACCTGATGTTCCAGTTGGTCCAGTCACTCCTATACCTGTGGCACCAGTTGCACCTTGAGGTCCAGTTGGTCCAATCGGGCCTTGGGGTCCCGTTGCACCTATTAATCTATATTCTGCTATATTACTATTTAAACTAACTGTGAATCCAGTAACTGGATAGTATGGTGTGTTACAAATACCATATCTAAGTGGCATATTAAGCCTACATCTCCATACCCAACCATTACAATTGATATCTGATTCTTCAACCATTGGTTCAAGTGTTTGATCACTTATGAATGCAATATTATTAGCAATGAAATAAGGGTGACTATCTATTTGAGCAACCATTGTTTCGATAATATATCTGGTATCAGATTGAGTTTCTATCCAGTTATCATCTCCTTTGTTAATCCTATCCATACAATAGATATTAAACCCAAATAATTGAGTTCCCATACCTGTTGAAGAATAAACAATTGTCGTTTCAGTTGGCTCTACCCATACAAATGGGGTAAGTATATTAGATGTTCCTATATTCCAGGTTGGTCCGAATTGACAAGCAGCAACCATCTTATTTCTAAGTGCTAAATCTTGTATTATTGAATAAATCTTTTGTAAACTCTGTGTATCTGAAGCCATTTTTTATCTTAATTTATTTTGTTGTTTATATTTCTTATTCATATGTTCGTTCACTCTATCTCTCTGGTGCCAATAAGCATATAAATTTAAACACTCTATATAATTCAAATTATAAATGGCTTCGTGTTTTGTTATATCACCATTCGATAATCTATCCATCATAGCTATCCAAGAAAAACTACTATCAATAGTAGGTTCACTTATGCTTTTACGCGTTTCTTGCGGGTTTTGGACTGGGTTGCTGAAGAGGTCTTGATAGTTTTCGATAATTTCTCGTTCCCATTCAAAAAAAAATTGAGAGTTGGTAATGCATCACACGCTTTCAAGTGTTCTTTGAATTGTTCTTTTCTAAAATTGATTATAAATGGATCAGCATCTAATGGATCTTGTTTCCATATTTCTTTACCACCCATCTCAGCATTAATTTCTGTGTGTCCTGGTCTGATTAATATAGATAATATATTAAATGCTATCTTCTCAGGGTCTGTTTCATTATCATTAGATGCTGAAATTGTTACTTTCTCACCTTGCAATGTTTTATTCATATCTGATTTAGGAACATAATTAACTCCATTAATAACAATAACTTCTTTAGGGGTATATACTGGTGTATAATTCAATTCTTTATTCAATTCATTCATCTGATTGAATATTTCATCAGGCAAATTGAGCATATAGTTATAATCTTTATTAATAAGTAACCCTAAACTCTTTAATGCGAATACTCCTTCTGTCATAGTATTCTTTTTATTAGTAAGTTCTTGTAATTTATAAAACTGACTTAATGTAAAGTCTTCAAAACTTGTTGGGAAATTGATTTGGTCATTACCGTAATTTATTATCTTCATACTATTATATATATTTTTATTTTTTTTTATAATACTTACCTAAAATATTACCATTATAAGATGGTGTATTTAATACATCATATTTAAATTGATACCATACTTCTTTATAATTTAAATCAGCCTTTGAATAACATATTTCAATTATTACTTTACTAAAATTACTTATACCTAAGTCATTAATATCTTTCTTTAACTCTTCACAAGAACTATTATATTCTTTCCAATTACTTTCTTTTATAATTGTCTTATATATCTTCCTTGTCTTTGTTAATTTCTTTTCTTTAACTCCTATTTTAACTCTTGTATTAGAATAGAACTGTTTCTTACCTATGTATATCCTACCATCTAGTTCATTAGTTATTTTATATACAAATCCAACAGCACCTTCTGGTATATCAGAAAGGTATTGTAATGTATTACCATTATATGGTCCTATATAAACTTCCTGAACACCTGTTTCTTTGTGACCTGGTCTAATTGTATTCATATGTGGTTATTAGTTGTTTTCATTTTTTAATTCAATCATATTTACTTTAAATCCTTTTGTATTATCAAATTCACATAATATTTTTCCGTTATCATAGATTGAATATCTCTGACTGTGATTTTTATTCTTTGAAAATTCATACTCTTTATTTAATTCAAGTACTCCTTCCCAATAATAATCAACATTAATGCATTTACATTTATGCGGTTGTATTTTTCTAATTGGTTGTATTGATGTTTTATAAGAATCAATTACACGATTCAATTTTTCTACAATATATTTTGATATATTTTCTTCATCTATAAATGATGTACAAAAAATTTCAGAAACAACTTTGTCATTTATAAAATACTCATTAAGTATTTTTCCATCAACATATTCCCAAGTGATTTTAATTTTTAAATTTTTTAAATCTTCTTTTATCATAGTATTTAATTATTTTTCTTACCATATATATTAAGTTCTAAAAGTGTGTTTTAGTAAAATCTTATCTTTCTTAAATCCTTCTTTGTTCTCTTACTGCTAAAGATTGCATACCTCATCGCATCTAAGGCATCATCATTCTCTTTAATTACCTCTTCAAGAATAGTCTCACCCTTTGTCTTATAAGAATAAACTTTATATTCTTTCCATATATTAACAGATTCTATATTAATATAGATTTCACTAACTCTAACTTCATTTATTCCTTCTTTTACTTTCTTATCACTCTCTCTGGCGTTTAATCCAAATCTTTTTAGTTCTTCAATGATATCTGGTCTGGCACTATCACAATAAATTGGTTTATTATCGCTAATAATGATTCTCATCCTATTAATTAAGTCTGTTGTTGTTAGATTACTTTCATATAATAACTCTTCTACATATATCTTATTCTCTTTCCACATAACTTTAACTAACGCACAAGGGTGCGTATAACCAAAATCTAATCCATAGCACCATTCTTCTGGTTCGATATCATCAGCATATTGTCTAAAGTGGTTATATACTTTGGATGATGCAAATGGAACTTCACCTAATGCATATATTCTATACATATTAGGATCACAATTGATTAGTCTATTATATTCTTCTAACTGAGAAGGTGGGAGATAAGGATTATCTTTATAGGTAGATTTAATTAAGATGGCTCTATCATCTTTAATAAGATCATATACCCAACTTGTTGTATCAGATGGGTTAAAGTCCATAAATATGGTATATTTAGTTCTTATGTTCAATTGAAAGAATTCTTCATATGACAATTCATTGGCTTCATTACAGAATAATATATCCCTTTCAGCACCTTTAAGGTCTTTTGCTTCAACAACACCAAAGAATTCAATTGATGAGTCGTTATGGAAGGTATATATGTTACTTGTCTTATTATGGTTATTTAATGAATATAGATTCATTGATTTTAATAGCTTAATAAATTCACCATAGGATGTTCTTCTAAGTAATGGTAGTGATCTTCTTACAATTGTTACCTTTGTATTGGGTTTCAAAAGGCATATTGATATCAATAATTGTAATATAGAGTGAGTTTTGGATGATCTGGCACCACCTTGGTTAATAATATATCTATGACCATTTTCAAAGGCTTTTTGATTCTTTACAAATACGTATGTGCCTTTAATTTGTAAATCATTCTTCATCTATTATTTTATTTATTCTTACATTCCTTATAACGGATAGTATAGGATAACTATCTTTTTGAAAGTAATCCCATATATCTTGAGGTTCTGTTATTGTTGATAGCATTAGATTATTTAAATGATTTATTGCTTCCTTTACATTATTAAAATCATTTGATGATATCTCAAAAGACTTATCAGTAAACCTATTATCTCTACTAATATCAAAGTATATATCATTTGGTGTTTCATATGTAAGTCCTACAACGGGCCAAAACTCAAGAAGTTTGTCTTCACCACTTGCATAATATTGTTGTATTTCTTCTCTTAATTTATCTCTATTCATATTCATCTATTATTTTATTTATTTTACTATCTCTATCTATATGATGTCTGTAATTTTTATAATTTATAAAATCGTGTATTAGAAGGCATAGTTTTTTAATAATATCGTGTATTAGAAGTTCAATATGTTTAATAATATTAACTAATTTATCATCGTGAAAATATGCGCATAAATTATTCATATAATAAATCTTAACCCAATAGGATTTATATCCTGGGTCTATTAATTTATGTAATTTAACTTTAGAAACTATACCTATATCTAAATAATTAAACCAATTATTCAATTCATTACTAATTTCTTCTGCTTCTTTCTTAGTCATCTATTATTTTATTTATTTTACTCTCTCTTAAATGAATGATATAGTCTTTATAAGAACAATTATCACCTTGTTTAATATTATGATCACACATAATTTCACTTATTCTTGTAGTAATATAATCTAAGGTTCTAGTATCACCGAATGTACCCAATTGTTTCTTCTTAGGTTTACCATCACAAACTATCAGGTAATAAACATAGATATATTGAGTGAATTTGAATTCAGAACATAAATCTATATCAAAATAATTAAACCAATTATTTAGTTCATTACTAATTTCTTCTGCTTGTTTCTTATTCATCTTTATCTGGTGGTAAGATAAAGGTTATTGTATCTGGAATCTTTATCACACCATCAATTTGGTGCTTCTCAACATATAATCCTTGTATCTTATTGATTTCTTTTTTTATTTCCAGTTCTAATTTTCTATCACCTTCTTTCTTTGCACGTTCTTTTTGTTCTTCTAAGTCAGCAACTGCTCTCTCTAGTGCATCAATAGCGTGGTCTTTATATATATCTGTGATATATTTATCAGCTTTTTGCATTAATTGATAGGCTTGTGTCTTAGCCTTACCTAATTCTTCCATAAGAAATGATAACATAGTATGGCTACTGGCAGATTTCTCTAACCTCATCTTAACTAACTGCTGAATTATATCAGTTGTTTTATATTTCCTTTTCAATTATTATGTTTATTTTTTTATCTCTTAAATAACTAATGGAAAAATAAACATCATCAAAGTATCCATTAATAAAGTTAATAACTTCTTCAAAACTATTATAATCATTGGGTAATATAACGGTTTTTTCTTTATCAGAATCCACAGATTTAGTTGATAGGTTTACAAAAAATCCTATTGATTCATCCTCATATAAAAAAATTGAGAAATCTTTAAATATATCATTAATTTGATAATATTCATCCAATTGTTTACATAGTAATGTTTTCTTAATATATGTAAGAGACTTTAATTTATAATCTCTTTGTAGTATATTATTTATACTATTTGTAATTTGTGTAACTTGTGTCTCTGTTGTCATTTTATATTTCCTTTTCATTTACTATTTGTTTTAAATATGCCGCTACGGTGTTGCGTAGCGTCTCATCAATTACATTAAATATACCTTTACCTAATAGATTTAATCCATCTAAGTAATCAGGATATATTTCAACTGATGCGGTTTTATCATTAACATCAATGTTTATAATGAATTTCTGTTTTTCTTCATCATAATCACATTGTAAGTTTATAGATAAACTGGTTGCAATTTCTGTTTCTATTGTCATTTTACTGTCATTTTGTCATTTTTTAGTCATATTCCCTCTGTACCCCGTGGTATTAAGCGGTTAATGTTGCTGCTTCTGCTACTAAAGCGGTATATAAAGCGATATTAGAATCATATCTTTGGCTCAATTGTTCATTGAACTTTGTAATATCATTTGCTTTATTAGTTGTTAGCTGTGTTAATCTTGGTTGTAGATCAGCAACATAATAAGTTGTTCTTCTTCCTTGGTCATCAGTAGCGATGATAACTAATTTGTCTGTTGTTAATTGATAATTCATATTTGTTTTTATTTTTTTTCTATTAAATTATTTGTATCTAGTGCCACTACCTTCCAGAAATATGTTACAATACTATTTGATGAGGTATGGCAACTTAAACAATAAGGTGTAGCATTTTTATCTATATATTTTTTATATAATCTATAAATTGAATCCATTTGCTCTACTGATGGATTAACCACCTTTGCTAGTGTTTGTATTTCTTTTATATCAGGGTTAAAGAATACTACTTCCTTAATAATTTCAACTTTCTTTTCTATTTTCCTTTCTATTTTCTTGTTTTGCATTATTTAAAACTTATTTTTATTTCGTGTGGTGTTATCTTTTTGTTATACCAAAAGCCTATATAAGAAGATAAACAAGCCCACCAAATATTATGTGTCATAATAAGTGATGTCCAAAAGGAACAACACATTAAACAACCTGTTACTACTACTAAGAAATACTTAAATAAACAATTAGGTATTAAATCTAATAACCATTGTAGGTATTCCATCTTTGTTATAACCCAACTTAATATAAATACTTTTAATAATGTTATAATCATAAATATGTTAATAATTCTTCTTTTTGTTCCTTTGTTAATTCTGGATGATCCTGTAAATATTTACTTAATATATTAGAATTAATCTTTGGTCTATATAATTTACTTATGTTTTTACACTTACTACACTCTGAATACATATTTTCATCAACTGCTATCAGTTCTTCATTATACTTTACATTACATTTTATACATCTCCTATACATATATAAATTAAAATCTAATGTAAATACACCATCTATCCAACCACCGTTACCATCTCTTATTATATATTTAACATCCTTAATAACTTCTTCTATAATAGTATAAATCATATATTCTTTCCTTTAATTACTTCTAATACACTTTTTATTTTATTCCTAATAACTTGATAGTTTACTCCTGTCATTTCTGATAATTGATTATAAGAATAACCTTTAAAATACTTTAGTTTAAATAATAAAGAACTGGTTGGTTCTGTATGTAATAAAATATTTTCTATTCTTTCTATCCTATTATCCTCTAATCTTTCTTTTTCCTTTCTGATTATGATATCATCTTCTATGGGAAGAGAATCAAATTCATTATATTCGTCATATGTTTTAAGAAAGTTTATATCCCAGAAACCATTTGATATATAAACTTTATACCATATATTTGATTTAGATTCTAGTTTATTCTTTAATATCTGCATACAAAACTTTTCTATACCACCTCTATTATATATATTTTTCAATTCTTTTATATCATATTCTAATAAAACTAGATAAAATTCTTGTTTGAAATCATTTTTTAAATTTATATCCTTGTTCCTAAAATGGAAGTTGATATAGTTATTTAAAGATTCTGATTTCATAACGTGGTCTATGATTACATCATTCATTAGGCTTTTCTTATATTTCTAAGATTAGTACAAGACTCAAATAGTTCTAAGTCTTCACATATCATCATATAATTATCTAATAAGTCATTTACATAATTAGAATATGATACATATTCGCTTCTATTTGATAACATATCTAATCTCATTGTATAATTATGTACCATTGATTTTAAACTATCTATTGTATTAGTAGCTAATTCATCTTCTCTTATACACTTAGCATATGTTTTTATTATATTCTCAAGTATATCAATTGTGGTCTGTTCCAATGGTTGATCAAAGGCAAGATTAATATGTCTTAAATCGAAACTAACCTGTCTTTTAATTCGTGTGATTTCTGTGTCCATTATACTAATTCATTTTTATTCATTACATCTAATAGACTTGATATTTGTTTATTTAGCTTATCTCTTAGTGTATTAATTCTATTAATATCCTTTTTAAATAAAGCATCATTTAGTTTATTCAAGGTATTATAATATTGTTCCTTTAGTTCTGTATATTTATTGTTATTCATTTTGATTCATAATATTTTGGATAGATATTCCAATGCCATTCATATCTAATTTCATCAGGTTTGAATTTGGGCTCATTTAAAGCATAATAAATACTTTTTTGACTAACTACCTCATTTTCAATTAAACCTTCTCTAATGTCTTCTAAATACATTTTAAAGCTATACTTAGGTAATAATAACAATCCTAAGTCTTCAGTATATTTTTCTATCATATCTACAATAGTTTCTTTCAACATCATTTTCTTTAAGATAAAATTCTGTTCTCCTATTTTTTTCTTATTAATAACTGATACAAAGTATTCACCATTATCTATTTCTATTTTAATATCTACAAAAAATAAAAAGCCTATTAATAAATAGTATTCTTTTAATCTACTTGCTAATAATGTTAATTTATTATAATCATTGTTTGTCATATTATATATATTAAGTTCTAAATATCACTTTTTTCTATTTATCTAATAGATTATTATCCTTACAAATATCATATAAAATATTATACATATTCTGTAACTCTTTACCACACTTTGTACTATGTACATATACAAAAGGTACTTTTTGTTCTATGTCTATCAGTTCAATAAATAGTTCTTCTAAACTAATCATCCTTTGATTTCTTTCTATCTTATTTACGAAGGCAGATATTATATCTAAGTACTTTTTGTTCTTAACAACTAAATGATTTGATCTATATTCAATTTTATTTTCTTTACATTGAAGACATACTTCACCAAGAAAGTCTATATTATTCCTATGTACAGGGAAATGATGTCTTTCTTTTTCTATATTACATTCTTTACATACTTTACTCCTTACATATATTTTATCTTTGAATCTATTTCTTTTATGAAATAAACATTCTTTACATATATAACTTAAACCATCTTTGCGAACGGTATGTTTAGTAAACCATTCTAAATCTTTGTATATATTGCATTTCATACATAACTTTTTCTCACTCATCTATAATATTTTTTATTTTTTCCTCTCTTAATTCTTCTAGTGGTTTTCTTTTTAGTAAAATTGTCAAATAAGTTTCGTGTGAATATGGTCTTTTTGTTTCTTCTGATCCTGTTACTGATACAATTTCGTATCCTTGATTATGTAACTCAGTTAGAATATGTGTTTGTAGGTTACTTATTGTTATAATTTTAAATTCCATTTAATATATCATCTATTTTTTTATTTCTAATATCAATATATTCTTCTAAATCCATAAAATAAGATTTGAATTCATCCTCAAACAACTTTGCTCCTTCTACATATTCTACACCATCCTCAATGTATGGATCAGAATATACTATACAACAAAATTTGGTAGTACCCAAGCCATCACAATCAACATATTTAATATCACCTATTTCAAAACATACATCAACAAATTTATGTCCTTTTATACATATATATTTTTTCATTTTCTTTTTTAATATTATTTTTTCAGCCATTAATTATTTAATATATCATCTATTTTTTTATTTCTAATCTCAATAAATTCTTCTAAATACACAAAATGTTCTCTGAGTTCCATTTTTGTCAACCATACCACATCATCATTATAAGTACTATCAAAATACACATAAACCCAAGTGTTATATACAATATCATCTTTATTACAATCAATATATCCAATATCACCTATTTCAAAACATCCATCACATTCTTTATATCTTTTTATACAAATAACTTCTGTCATTTTAATATATCATCTATTTTTTTATTTCTAATCTCAATAAATTCTTCTAATAACATAAAATGTGATTCAAATTCCGTTTTACTCAACCATACTTTGGCTATAAACCCATCACAATCGGCATATACAATATCACCTACTCTATAATCATCAATATTCCATATACATATATGTTCTTTCATTTTTAATAAATCATTTTTTAGCATCGCCAACCATCGCCATTATCCAATATTTCACAAATGAAATACTCATTTATATTGATATACGGGTCGTTTTTTCCTGGATCGTATGTAAAATAGTCTAAAATAGACATATGAGTATTTATCTCCATACCTTTTTTAAAAATATTTCCTTTGTATATTAAGTCTTTTATACAAGTTAGTTTAATTGGTATATCCCCTTCATAACATCCTGCCATAGTATTATTATTTATTTTAATATCTCATCTATTTTTTTATTTCTATTCCCAATAAATTCTTCTAGATATATAAAATATTCATTGAACTCCTTTTCATTTAAAGAAATTATTATATTATGATCATCTATGATATATGTGTCTATTTTGACAGTAACTTTGTAAATCATATTTATTTTAAATCCTATATCATCAAACCATAATTTACCTTTAATACATATTGCCTTCATATCCACATATTCTATTTCATTAGCCATTCAAATAAACATTTTTTTTGTTCTTCCTTTACAATTTCTTGTTTAATATTTTGTTCTTTATATAACTTATCATAATCAGAAGTTTTCATATCCATTTTTTTTGCAATATAAGTGCTTAAATAAGTTACTTGTTTCATCTTTTTACCTTTTGATAACTCTGTTGTTGATTTATTATGTTCTTCTTTTAACCAAATATACTTATCATCCTTTGTTATATTCCAAATATAAGTACCAAGTGGTGTTACATTTACATATTTAATCTGAGCATCCCATAAATCTTCTGCTTTCTTTACGAGTCTATTAAACTTTGTTCTCTCTAACATTAAATCTGGATAATGTATATCTCTTATTTTAATCTCATATATCTGCCTACATACAACAGAACCAGTTCCTTTTTTAAATATACATACACCACCATCATATTCATCATAACCTTCTGTTGAAGTCATATAATAACTAACATCACATTTATCTTTATCAAAGATGTTTTTGAATATTTCTAATAAGAATACTCTTTCCTTTTCATTCCTGGATATGTAATCTTGTGTTGTCATATTATATATATTAAGTTGTAAAAGTGTCTTTTTTCTATTTTATATTTTATATTAAATAAAAAAATTGTATATTTGCCAGTATGAATATTGAATTAAAATTAAAATACTTAAAAATAATACAAGAACAATTAAGGAAGGGATATCTTTCTAAAAAGAAATATAAAAGAAGATTAAAGAAATTTAGAGAAATTTAAATTTTAGTATCGCTTATGCGCTTTGGGTGCGCAACGCTACATAATAAATTTATGGTCAGCGAGCGTCAGACTCGCAAATTTTAAGTAATTAAAATAATTTAAATATTTAAATTTAATTGACCAGATCACTTATTAGAGGCCAATTCAGAAACTTGCGGGCAATTAGAAGATTAAGTGATAAAAACTCTATAGATAATTTTTGTTACCCATAAAATTTTATATACCTAATATCTAATTGCCCGTCAAGTTTTTTCCTTGCGGTATAATTGTCAGATTGAAGTACTTTGGACAATCTCCTTAGTCCTTAGTTGTTACCTTTCGTTTATTTCTTGTCGTTGGACGTTAACTCACTTGAGTGTAGGTTGTAGAGTTCCAGCCAACCATCGCCACCGACCACCTACTATTTCAATCAGTTGAGCCATTCTTTTGATTTAAATCTTGCATCTGGCAACAAGATTATTTACGTATGTAAATTTATTTAATTTTATTAATTAAGTTATATATTAAGTTTTAAAAGTCCCTTTTAGTATTTTTTTAAAATTCAAAATAATATACATATATATTTATAATTAAAAATGGAAAAAAGACACTTTTACAACTTAATATATATAACATATGATAATTAATCTAACCATAGAAGAATTCTTTGATGATAATTTCCCACCAGATATTATCACAGATGAATATTTTGAATCAATGGGTTTCTATGCTCTTCCAATAAAAGAAATTGATTGGAATAGTTTTAAGAGAGAATTATGTATATGGAAATATAGATGTTTAAAACAAAATTCTTTACCGGTTGATCCAATAGAGGTTAGAAAGGGAAGGAAACAAAAAATAAAAATGGAATATGGGATGGTTTAAAAAGAAAGAAGAAAAGAAAATAATTGATTTTAATGATTTCAAAAAAATCGAAGAACTAGTAAATAAAAATAAAAATAAAAAGAAAGATTTTAGCGTTGTAATAACAAGCTATTATTATGAGTTTTATGATTACGAATTACTAGATTATATAGTAATTTATAATGATTATAGAAGAAAAAACCAATCTCATTTTGACTATGCTAAATATGATATAAATGATATAATGCAAATAGTAAATGAAATCATTGAGGATAGTAATAATTTATGTGAAGAGATTGAAAATAATATTAAAATGAAAAAATCAATTCTTGCTAAACTTAATATGACACAAGAGGAATTTGATTTTCTAAAAAATGAATTTAAATAATGAGATGGTTTAAAAAGAAAGAACTTGACTTAGATTATTTTATTAACGCTAAATCATATAAGTATCAGTTATTTTATGATTTTATTATTAAAAGGTATGATGGTAAAATTAATATTCATTATGATAATGATTATAAAAGTTGGTTGGTATTTGAAGTAAATTATACGGAAGTAAGTGAAAAAGTATATACAATTAGAGATACTGATACTGATGTCCTTAATTTAATAAATGCAATTGAATCTCTACCAATACCATTTATGATTGAATTAAAAAGAGATAAAAAATTAGATACAATACTATATGAGAATACCATCTAAAAATGGATCAAGTATATTAACTATGCCTTCAATATTATTGATATGTGGTGTCATTGGTAGTATATATTGTGTAATAAGTAAAACTAATCATTACTTGGCGGTATGGTTACCATTCATAATAATGACATCATTTATTATATTAGTCTATTTATTAATAGTAGGTATAAGTTCATTGGATGATTACTTCAAAAAAAAATTTAAAATTTAATATGGAAAGTGAAATAGATTATAAGTTTCTTAAAAAATATGTTGGTTTATTACATAGACAGACCTTGGATGAATATTTTGAAATGAAAAGCAAATCGAGATGGAATAGAAAAGTACCTACATTAAAGTATATAAATATATTCTATGAAAAAGAAAAAACTTCATCTAAGGATGAATTAATTAAAATTGCATTTGATAGAACAATGCAGTTAATTGATGATAGGATTAATACAATGAATCGGCATATTGAAGAGGATAAAAATAATTTGGTAGATTAAAAGAATAGATATATATTTACAATATCAAAATAAAAATAATAAACAAAATGAAAAAAATTATCTTAGCATTATCAGTAATTGCCTTGATGGCATCTTGTAAAAAAGAATCAGTTGCACCAGCACCAACCCCAACATCACCTTGTGGTCCAGGATATGTGTATATTATACAAAGTGGTCAATGTATGCCTGATGGATCAATTCCTCCAGGAACATATACTCCTCCTTTTTAAACTTCTTTGTTTATTCTTTATATAAGACGCGTGATTTCGTCGCCCGGTAAGTAGAGATACTCCGGGTTTTTTATTTTACAAATTTATCTATTACACTAAGACCAAAACATCCCGAACTAAACCATAAGAAGCCGTCAAAAATAGTATTTGATACATTATATTTAAGACTCATATATCCTAAAACAATAGCATTTAGGAGCGCAAGGAAGCCCGCTAATCTTTTTGATGATAGATTACCTTCCTCAGATAAAATGTTGCTTAAAACGTCCCAGATTCGTTTAATCATTCTTTAATATTTAAATTTTAAATTTTTTAATTTCTTTGATTACCCATTTGATAATTAATTGTCCTATATAGGCTACCATACCTGTCAGGAAAGCAATAAATAATGTTGCAAATAAGCTGTTTGTGATTTCGTTAGTAATCATTCCTGCGCATACTCCAGGTATAATACTTTTAAGTGATTCGTCCATTTCTAATTTTTATTTTATAATAAATAACAAATTAATCGACTTAAACATTCAGATGCTTTAAGTACAACCTCATTTGAAATTATAGAGTTTTCCTTATGCCATCCATTACCCCTCGATTGTATCGGAATAATGAAAGATAACACAGGCTGTTGTTTTTTTATCCATTCAAAAGCTTCATCCTCATCTTCTAAATCACCAGTATATTCTTTTTTAAGTATTTTATATCCTTCCCATTCTAAATTTTCAATTACGCTATTAATATTTTCTATACCATATATATTTTCAATTGCAATATCATAATTATCATATTCATTATTAGAACATACATCAATATTAATAACAATATCACCTTCAAATAACTTTGGTGCGTTGTGTAATATACCAAATTCTTCCATTGTATTATGATAGATAGATATCTTACTTTCTTTCTCTAACAATCTGATTGCTGGTGAAGAATATAATGTTAAATATGTTGTTAATATTCCAATGAAATTATCTAATAGACCATAGTGATTACCTCCATTATAACTTAGGTTTAATCTCGGTGTTACTACATCCGTATGGCTGCTTAATAGTATCATTTACTTTATTTTGTTTTTTTTGATATAACTTTAGGAATTCTAAAAGTTTTTTATCATCCTTACTGATCCTTTTATTTTTCTTCATATTTATTACCAATTTAAATTTGTTCCTATACCATCATTTGGACATCCAGGACATCCTTTACTACCATATCCATTACTTTTTCTAAGAGTTGGATTTAAGTAAATACTTCCTCTATATACTAATGATTTAGGAATGATTCTATCCACACCAGTAATTGTAAAATATTCTGGGAAATTCTGTGGGTAGTTTAATATCTCTTCTCTGATTCTTGAGTCATAGAACATAGCTGATGATTGAATATCATTTCTCATATAATCAACCTCTTTTAAAGTGACAGCGTTACTGTTATCAGAGTGTTTAGTTACAATAGATTTGTTTGTAGCCTTAATATGAAGACTTGGATATGCTATCCATAGAGCCCATAAAGAAACTTCTTTTTGTATCCAGTTCTCAAATAACATTTGATAATGTGTTCCTAGAGGAGCACCTCCATTATAAAATGCTGATATATCATTTATATACTTTCTGTATAAAGTGAAACCTAAAGCAGATTGTGTGAACTTATCCTGAGCCAATAGTATAGCACTATTGATTGAATTCTCATCAATATTATCATCTAGGTAAAGAGAATAATTATCGAATATATATTGTGGTGTGACAAAGAAGGCTTCATTAGTTTGCATTGATAGTTGGTTTAGTTTTATCTACAACTGGTGTAGTAACTTTTTCTGGTGTTGGATCGATCATATTACCTTCCTTATACTGAGTAAGTTTAGATGCTATCTCGTGTGTATAACCATTCTGAACTAATATCCAATATTTTTGAATAGGTTCTATTGCTGCTTCCAAGATTGATAACACATCAGGAATATTAGTATCTATCTTCCTAAATTGTTCTGAATATTTCTGAATATAAAGTCTATCGTTAATAGCATTAATCTGTGCTAATCTATTGAATACTTTTTCTAATATCCTTTGGTTAGGTGTGACATATTTATTTTGAAATATCTCTAGACTTTCCATCATAGAATTTTTATCACCAATCTGTAATCCACCTTTACCAGAAACATTAATACCAAATAGCTCTGGATTAGTAACTCTATGTGCGTGGTATATACCTTCTTTTACCATATCATTCAATTGAATAAATCTTTTATCAGAAGTATTTTCTTCTAGTGGAATAAACTCTGGTGCATCCTCTTTTCTTTCAGGGAAGGTAAAGATTGGTTCGTTAGTCTGTGAGGCACCTGCAAATTGATTTTTAAGCCTTGCTACAAGCTGATTCATCTCTTCATCTGAAGCTTGACCAATTGGCCAATTAACTAAGAATCCTGGATGGAATCCATTTACAACACCACTTAAATGATATTGAGATATTTGCCATTCTAATTCTATCCAATTGACAGCTGGTAAATATTCTGGTTGTCCATAATATTCTGTACCTGCTCTATGTGCTTTGACATAATAAATCTGACTGGCTTTCTTTCTATTGACAGTAGAGAAACCTGGGTATAAAACTGGTGGATATTTTCTTTCATTTTCCCAACCATCACTTATAAAATAATTCTCTGTAGTTGATTTGTCATACTTAGCATCTGGATCAGGTGTTTGTATTCTTATTTTAGAACAGTCTATATAATTAATTTCAGAGATAGTTTCTCTTGCTTTATCCCAAATAATGTTAAGAGCAAATGAACCATATATTTCCATATCATATCCACATCTATACATTATTTCATCTAGGTCCATTGGGTTTCTAGCGTTCTTTAGGAACATCATTGTATCGACACCAAGATTATCTTTAATCCATCCTTGACCACCTACCATAGTTGCTTTATCTTTAACTATTGCTGCGTGTACTGATGACTTAGCCAATAATGATATTAGATATTGCGCGTACATATTATCATCACCATAACTGATATAACCTTTTTGTTTATTTGGTTTCTCCAAATATTGTGGGATATCATACTTAGCAAATTCCATTCTTTCTGACCTCATTGGTTTCTTATCCATTGTTATTAATTATTTTTATATACAGGTATATTTCTTGTGTTATTAGTGTAATTAGGTGTTGCTGATTGAGTATAAGGAACTATTAATAATCCAACTTCAACTAATCCTACTGCTGATTGAGTACTCAAAATATATGGTTGTGATTGTTCATAAACTTTATATTCCCACTCACCTGGGTAAATAGGAATAACACCTTGAGTTAATCCGTTTGCTGGTGGGTTACTATATGTAAAAGTAACTGGGTTCCAATACATTTGTGTATCACTAATAGAATATGTTGCAACTGAAAATGTAAATGAGTTGTAATAATATGGGGCATTAGAAATATCATCAGCAGTAAAGATTATTGTTTCTTGACTACCTTTCCTTGTTAATGACCAAGTAAAATATGGATTAAATATATTTACACATTGTTCATACAAAGTTACAGTTACTAAAGTTGATCCATTGTTATTCAGATTTATCATTTTCTATTTCAATTTCAATTTTATCCTCTTCTACAGGTTTTTCTTCTTCAATTGGTAATATTTCTTCAAAAAGGTATTGATATCCTCTATTATAATAGTGTATATACATATCTTTTGATAAAAATCTTAGACTTTGCATCTTTCCGGTGAAGGGATCTGATAAAACTGTATTCAAATAGCCTTCTTTTAATCTTATTTCCATAATTATATATATATTTTTTGTATTTTTTATACTTAACAATAAAAAAAACCCCTACTTTTTTAGAATAAGGGCTTAATTTTAATTTCCGATAAGTAAGAAATAAAGTTTATTAAGGTTGAACTATTACTGATAATGCAGCTGCTTGAGATACATTTGTAATTGTAAGAGGTTCATCTGATTGGAATGTTATTACCGTACCGTTTAAATCTCCAAATGCTTTACCAAGTGATGGTGTAGATGTTGTGACATATACTGCATTTTGTCTTCCGACTAACCAATATAAACCATTTTGATCTAACAAGATTGCTCTCCATCTACCAATACCTAAAGTATTAATTGTGTTTGCAAGTGCTTGAGTCATTTGTTGTAGTGTCATTTCTAATGTACCTTCATAGAAGAATGTACCGTTTTCAATAGAACCTTGTCCTGCTTCTACATAAGAACCTATCTGTGCTGGTTGTTGGAAACCATAGAAAGATACAGTTGAACCAGTAAATCCTATAATAGAACTGTCTGTTCCAAAAATGTATTGTAATGCATTACCATTATATGTTCCTATATATATTTCCTGAATACCACCTGTACTTCTACAAGGTAACTGGTAACCAGCTGAAAGTGAGCAATTTAGTGCCATTTGTTTTTAGTTATTTTTATTTAAGGGTGTGATTAACACACCCGATTATTCATTTTAATTTAAATTACCCTTTGTATTCTACTACGTACTGAGGATAAACGATGTTAGTTCCTAATTTGAATTGAGATCTGAATCCAATTGCATTATAGTCTTGTGAGAACCATATTTCAAATTGTTCTTCTTCACCCTCGTTATCAGTTCCTACAAACATTATACTTGCAGGTGATGCTACCATTTTATTTGATCCTAATAGACCTGATGTACCAACAACTCTAAGGTTAGTTCCTGGGTGTAAGTAACTCCAAGATAATCTCTCAGTATTTGCTCCATCTGGATTAACAGAGAAGAAAGTTGGGTCATATCTATTTAAGTTCTGCATACCAAGAATATAGTTTCTAAAGTTAGATATACTCATAAACAATGTAAGATCTGGTTGATCTGATACGTTTTCAGGTATTGCTGTGAATAAACCATTAACGAAATTCACTGTTGATAAATCGCTAGATGATGTAGATATTGGCATTGGACCTGACCAAGTTGGGTTACCAATTATTACTGATGCAGATGCTCCAGTTTGTTCTAATTGATAGACGAAACCATTTGTCCAGTTAAGATTTGGATATACTGAGTTTGTTCCACCCGCAATTCCAAGCCAGATTGCTTTTTCAATGCTGTCTTGAATCTTCATAATTTTGTCACTTACATAGGCTTTAGCGAATACATCTGGTGTTAATTTTTCTTGGTAAGAACCTTTAGTCATTAACATACCTGTCCAGTACTGTTCCATTGAACCAGCACCAACTAAACATACGTTTTCGATGATTGATACAGGGGTTACTGTCATAATTTGCTGATTTAATGTTACTGAACCAGTTGCAGAAGTGAATGCGTTACCACATTGTGTAGCCTGCCATAATAGCTGAGATGTCATATAGTTGATCGCTTGTTGGTATTTAACGCCTGTTTGTTTATTAACAATTTTAGCTGTTCTACCACTCAACACGATCTCAGTCATAATTTCTGGTCTGCCCAGTTGATCTATGTATTTTGTTAGTGCAGATAACACTACTGTTGAATTAATTGGTGTTGCCATATTATTTTTCTTTTTTTATTTTTTATTTTAGTTTTCTAATGCTCTTCTTCTTTTTATCTCATCTCTAAGATCTTGAATAGCTTCGTTTTGTTTTTTCAATTTACTTGAAGATTTATCAAATGCTTCATAACCTTTCTTTTGTAATCTGATTGGTTCATCACCAGGTTCTCTTGATATCTCAACTATTTTTGACATCATTTGTTCATTAACCTCGTTTTGACCATCACCTAATTTGTTAAGAATAGTTAATACTTCAGCAAGTTGTGATTCTAAATCTGCTACTCTTGATTCAATGTCTCCATCAGCCGCTGGTGCGTCTTCTGTTCCATCTTCAGGTAAGCCATCATCCATTTTAGTTTCTTTTGATTGTTCTAATGAATCTGCTGGTGTTTCTGTTTCTTCCTGTGGTGCATCTTCTGCTGTTGCTAATTCTGTAATAGAACCTTTTTCATCAACAGTAATTGATCTACCATCATTTATTACATATGTACCTGCTTCTAACGGTGTTTGATTACCTTGGTCATCTAATTGATATACAACTTCACCAACTGCTAAATCATCACCTTCGCAAGTAATTTTAGTACCATCAGTTAATTCGTATGTACCCATTTTAGTCTCAACTCCGATTTCTTTTGAGAATTTCATCAATCCTTTAAGGGTTGATTTAATTTTTTCCATTGCTTCGTTTTTATTCATAAGTGTATTATTTTATTGTTCTCTACATAATATATATAGAAAGTACTTTTTTTTATATTTAAGGATTAATTTTTTAAGCTATTTAAGATATCTAAAATCTCCTGTTCGCTTAACTGGTCTATGATTGCGTTCATCTCTATTTCCAATAGTTCATCACTACTAAATTGATAGGCTGTTTGACCGAACATCCCTTCAATAGAGAAAGAGTACCTACCACCTTCCTTAACTTGTTCTTCCCAAAATTGTTTATCAGTGATTTTAATCTCAGCAAAATGAGATCCTATTTGCAAATTGTAACCATAATATTTACTTTTATCATAAACTGGGTCTGATACTATCCAATTCTGTTGGATATATCCAGGTACCATTCTATTACTATGATCTATATTAATTGATTTACTATTATTACCTGAATTAAACCTATCAACTATCTTCATAATAGTTTCTGGAGTAAATATTGCATAATATTTTTGTTGTGTGGCTTTATCAATTCTGTTAATCTTTTTATAAGGAATCATTGTTGGTCCAACAATCATTTGTTGATCAGGTAATGATTTAAATTGATGTTCATAGGATTTATCTTTACTAAAAGCCATCCCGAATACATCAATAGCTGGATCAGTAACTAAACTAATGAATCTAATACCTTGACTGGTATCATCATCACTTAAAACTATTTCGAATGTTGGTATGTTATCATCATCATATTTGTACTTTGGCATATATTTGTTTTATTTTTTATATTTTAATGTCCTATCTTTGCACGTTGCTGTATGACAGCAACTTTTGTTTGTGTTCTGGTAATATCTGCTTCAGTTACAAATACTTTTTGTGGTCCATCTGTTCCATTACTTAATTGTGAAGAACCATTACCAATAGCAGACAACTGAGAATTGGATAAAGTTGAGAAGGAACTTGGTGCTGATGTTGGAATACCACCTAGTGAAGCACCTCCACCTCCACCACCTTTACCACCAGGAACATTAACAGCTGTAATCTTCTTAACAGCGGATATGCCTGTTGATAATACTGTGGCAACATTTGCTACTTTTGCAATCACATCAAATGGGGATGGTAAGGTTGATGGTTGTCTTAGCGCCTCTGTAATACCTAGATAGGTATTAATTAAGGCTGATGATAATGCTAATGCTTTACCAGCAGCTGTTTGTTGCCCAAGTAATCCAGATAGAGCAGAAGCAGCATCACCAACAGCTTTATACTCATCTAATTTAACTTGCTTAGTAACATCAGATAGATGTTTTTGTGAATCTGCTAATTCTTTATCATTCTTTTTGTTCTCAAGTGAATATTTTTGTCTTATTGCAGCCTTTTGTTGTTCTGTTAATTCTGTTGATGCCAATTCAGCAGCCTCAGCAGCTGCCAATTGTTGCATTTTAATGTCGTGTTCGTTCTGCTCAATTGCTAATCTTTCTTCAGCAGCCTTTTCTAGTGTAGTTTTCTTATCATCTATTAAACTCTTTTCATACTCTAATTCTGCTAGTGCGTTATCTTGTTGATCCTTTAATAATTTAGCAGATTCTTCTTTTTCTTTTTTCTTTTGTTCAGAAATAAGTGTTTCAGATTGTTTAGATAACTCAGATAATTGTAATTGATAAGATGTAGTTAATTGTAATGATTGATCTTGATAATCTTTCTCAGAAATTTTCTTATCTTTATGTAATTTATCCAGATCAGCAAGTTGTTTAGCATATACTTTACCATATGCACCTACTTCATCATCTATTTGAGCAGTCTTTAAATCATATTCTTCTTTAGAACCTTCTTTAACATAGTTTAATCTTGTTTTATATTGTTCCTCTAATATCTTTAATTCATCTTTATCATCTTTTTTAGTTTCATCTGCTTTCTTTTTCCTATCTATTGCTCCTTGATCTTTTACTTTCTTTTTATGTTTTTGATCTAGTTTATCTTGTTTATCTTGTGACTCTTTTACAGTCTTAGCTATTGCATCTTGTTTATCTTGTTCTGCTTTCTCTGCTGCTATCTTATCTTTTGTTGCTTGATCAGCTTTATCTTTTAATATTTTTGCTGCTTGATCAGCAGCTGCCTTATCAGCTGCTCTTGATTGATCAGAAGTAAATCCAAAAAAATCAGTTACATCTTGCCACACTGCTAATATAAAATCGTGAAATACCTTAACTTTATTATACAATATTTCAAATCCTGCCACAAGAGCTGCTATAGCAATTATTATTAATCCAATTGGGTTTGCATCCATAACTAAATTCAATGCTGCTTGGATACCAGTATATACTTCAGTAATGGAACTTAATACTTTGGTTGCAATAGCGGCACCATTTACTGCAATTTGATATGCTACAAAAGCAACGGTTGCTGTCTCTACAATTTCTGTTACTAATCCAAAGTTATTTGATATAGATTTAATAATGACTTCTAATCCTTTTAATGTAGAACTAATTAAAGGTATTAAGACACTGACTAAATCAGAGAATTTATCTGCTAGGAAACCTACTAGTTTTACAAATTTAGGAATCAATTCATCTAAAAATGGTTTTAATTTCTTTGCTAAATCACCAAATGATTTATTTAATTCAGTACCTACTTGATCTTTTAAATTAGCAACAGAACCCTCTAGTGCATCTATCTCAGCAGCAGGATCCGTGTTAGCTAATTCGTCTGCAAATCCTCCATAATTTTTAGTTAATTGAGCTGTTATGCTAGCTAAGTTTTGTGAGGCTGTTGCGTTCTTATCAAGATTGATATTATCTTTTTTAAGTTCTTTACCTCTACCTTCGATACCATTTATAATAGCATCAGAAGCTTCAGAAAAGCTTTTACCTGTTTTCTTGGCATAATCTTCTATTAAAGGTGTTAATGTCTTTAATTGATTTGCTGATACTTTACCAGTATTCAATAGAGCTACTTGAGATTTAGTTATCTCTTCTACACTGGCTCCATATTTATTTCTTAAGTTCTCCGCTTCTTTTACTAATCCTTCTGTATATTTACCTTGACCTAAACCTTTTAATGTTGTTGTTAAAACGGCAACTGCTGTTCCTGTTTTGAGAGCTTCACTACTGGCATCCTCGAAAAAACCTACTATGCCAGAAGCGGCATCTAGTACAACATCCGCCTTCAGCATATCAGCAAATAAACTACTACCTTCTTTAGTTGTCTTCTTGACACTATCAGTGATATGCTTCATACCCTTATCAAAGTTAGCTGTCTGGACATTCGTCTTAATTTCGACTGCTATAGTTTCCTTCTTTTGATCATATGCCATTCCATTTAGATTATTTTTCTATTAATATATATATTTATTGAGAAATTTATACTTACTTATTAACTATTGGGTCTGTTATATCTGTGGTTGCACTTGTAGCATTAGTAATAGAACCATTATTAGTATTATTATATATAAGTCCTGTATTTGAATTATTAGATATTTCACCATTATTAATATTAGAAATAATAAATGCTACAGATCCTGTATTTGAATTACCACTGATGCTACCATTATTACTATTATCATTTATTCCACCTGTATTTATAGATCCTGTATTTGAATTACCACTGATGCTACCATTATTACTATTACCATTTATTGTACCATTATTTGAATTATTAGATATTCCACCATTATTTGAATTATTAGATATTTGACCCCCGTTTGTATTACCAGATATACTACCATTAGTAAAATTATTAAATATTGATGTACTATTATTAGTATCTATCGTACCAGGTATATCGTTATAAGTAATAATAGAAGTAGTATTATTATAAATACCAAAACAATTATTATTAGTTAATTGGAATCCTGTCCATCCATTATAATGCCAGTCAGTCATATCAATTGTGTTAGTAGTACCACCATATAAAGTTCCTTGTATAACATTATTCCAGTTATCATATTGTGTTTTTATAAAATCATTATTAAAATCATATATTACTGTAAATGTTAGTGGAACATACTCACCATTAGTAAAACTATTCTTTGGTATCAATACCCAATTAGTAGCATCTAATAGAATAGATGTTGTTGCTGTCCCAACTGATCCAGTTAGATTCTGCCAGACTAATCCGCCCCATATTGTTAATCCATTAATTGATACTGACATTGATGTATTCCATACACCTAACCATTGTCTTGGTCCAGATGGTCCAGTATCAGATTCAATCAAATAATTATCTGGACACAACATCAATCTTGTTCCTGTTAAACTAAATTGAGTTGGTGTTACTGACATTAAAATAATTCCATTATCTCCTCTATCCGTAATAATATATTGTTGAGAAGGAACCAATCCGCCTGCTGCTATAAGGGCAGCAGCCTGAGCATATGTTACAGGTGTTAAAACAGCATTGTTATTTATAATATTATTATTAATATCAACTGTAATGATTGGTAAATTAGTTACAATTGAATTACTCTGTGTAGCAATTATATTTGATCCTATGACATATGTTCCATCACCAGTAATTGTGTTACCACTACCGAATATCGCAGCAGGATTTGACCCTGGTGTAATAGTATTGTTATTTCCTACTATGTGAGTATTAGGTGAAGATAAAGGAATAGTATTTTGAATACCAGCAACAATATTATTATTGGATTCAATATTATTCCAATGACCCGCATAGATATTATACTGACCATTACCTGAATTATACTTACCAAGTATAACATTATTAGAACCAGCAACTACATTACCTGGTTTAGTAACTAAATTAGATGGTTGAACGAACCCACCTATACCACCAACAACTATATCAGCCATTATAAATTAATAATTTTTATAAATTCAACTTGACAAGTTAAATTTTGACCAGGATCATAATTTGATATCTTATTTACCCTGTAATATTGACCAGATCCATTAAAGAATAGATATATTTTATCTGAGAAACTAAAATTATATAAATCAACCTCTGTTAAATACATTGATAATGTCAATAATCTACTATCTTGAGAATATAATTCATTCAACATACTATCATAATACGTTGATAGGTTATTATCTGTTACTGTTGCTGGTTTATAGAAATAAGCATTAGCTACACCAAAGTTTATATCGACTGTTGGCTTATATGGGTTGTCAAAATGACCCGCATATGGATAACAAGATACTGTTGCACCTGGATTTACTTGACCATATTGTGCAATTACTGGTGATATACCTGCTATGAACCATCTCTCAACTTGATTTTGTATTTGTAATAATCCATATCCATAATTACCTACTTGAATACCAGGATTAAAATACTTTAACATTATTGTAGTTGGATTAGTACTATTAGATAATCTACCACCATTAATATTGTTATAACTACCATTATCCTTTGTTATCCTTGGAATAATAAAACCAGTTGTCTGATCAATTGATCCAGGTATATAGGTAATTGCTGTTGGTGCAAAGGTTGGTTGTATAGTCTGTACATCAGTACTGAAATCATTATCAATATCATATTCAAAATACCCATATGTTTGGTTATATTGTTGTTTATAAAAGTTATTTAAATAATCAGTTGCATCGCTATATGTTAGTATAATTTTCTTAAATTGAGAATCACTACTTGCTAATATTTGTTCCTGACCAGCATCATTTATATCTATCTTACTTGACCAATCCAATACCTTACCTTTAGCATAGAATAGTTCTCTTGGTTCTATTATTAATGTATAAGGATCAGTTTTGGATGGTTCTATATATAAATTAAACATCTCAACTATATTATAAAAGAAATCTTTTTGTTTAAACTTCTGTGGGATAACAGAATTATAATCTATAAATCCACCAGGAACAACTGCTTCATTAAATATGTTAGCAAATAAATTACCATTCTTATTTAATCCATTATTATAATCATTAAATCTTAATACACCACCATCCCAACCAATTTTATTAGTAGGGAAAGTTGCTTGACCCAAATTAAATGGATTTGTTCCAAAACTATCTAAATTAAAGAAATTTAATTGATTATGAATAACCTCAACCCACACCTTTTCATTTGGTAATATTGGTTGATATGAAGTATTTGGATAATTTAAAAAGTTTAAGAACTTAGATTGAACAGATCCAACTACTGTAGTTGATTTCCAACTACCAACTGCTGTTGTACCTAATACCTGGATACCTAAACCTAATGTAAGTGATGCAGTATAGCCTCTTAAAGTTACTATACCAGTGTTACCATCTGTATATAAAACAGTTGGTGCTGATGGTATATTATTATAAACTACTTGACTATCAAATATTTGTGATGCTGTTGTTCCACCAAAATCTCTCCAGAAATTAACTGTTATGTCAGTATATAATGGTACATAATTTTCATTTGGGAATCCAAAATTATTAAAAGTTGTATTATAAAATGTTAAATCAACATTAACAACAAATGATTGATTAAATGTATATGGTGGTTGTGTATTTTGATAATCGTAATTAACTAAATCATAATAACCATTTACATCACTGATAACAAAGTTATAAGGAACTCTATTGGTTGATGTTTTATACTGCCATACATAATATGTTGATGATAAAATCCCTGCCTTTGCTATTGAATATGTTGATGAGATATAAGAACTTGTTGCAAAGGAATAAGTTCCTTCTATTGCAACCTCAAATTCTTTATTGGTAGCAATTTGTCCAGTTGTCATATTAACTCCGTTAAAAGGAATAATTAAATTCTTAGATATATCTCCATTAAGAAAATCAGATTGATATTTAAATCCTGTATGTTCGAACATTCTATCAAATATTTGTTTAACATAGGTTGCTGGATACATATCAACAATATCTACTTGTGTTGGGTAAATATTTGATCCAGTAAATCCTGCAGTACCAGTTCCACCAGTTGCTGATGTTGCTGTCATACCATTTGGTAATACATAAGGACCACCATTTATCTCATTGAGATTCCATCCATTACCATAATCAATTAATGGATAATAATAACCCCAATTATAATCATAGTTCCAAGAATTTGTTATATTATCTAAGTCCCATATGTGATCTAAATCAGAGAAATCAATATCATCTGTTGATGTGCCGGTATTTGGATCAATATTAGTTGTATTACCAACAATATAATTCTCACCGAGTGCAGTATAAAAATCTTGTAAATCAGAGAATATTGTTAAATTATATTCTGTTACTCCTGTTGATAGATTTGGATTAACTTGGTTTAATTGTAAATTACCTTCCAATACAACAACTGTATTAACTAATACCCAACATCTAACTTTTTTATTTGCATTAAAAAAAGATTGGACACTTAAATCAGAAATAAATTGGAATACTGCTCTATTATTAGATGTATCAGGAACAGTTATTGTCTTAGAATAACTTGCATCTCTGGATGTAATGGTATTTACATCAGCAATAGAATAATTAAGTGTAATTGGATCATAACTATAGGTGTCTATGTAATATCTTTGACCACCTATCTCGACCATTATATCAAATCTTGGATTCATTAACTTGTTTGTGTATTTATATCATAAGCAAATTGATAACCAATAGATAAATTAAATATTCTATCTCTATTGACTGTCTTAGTAGCAAATGTAGTGTCTGTTATTAAAGCTGGAAATGGATTAGTATTAAAATCACTCATAATATATATTTCTGGTGATGTTGCTAACTCAATTAAATAATTATAATCATATTCACTTATCCAATCTGTTTGAATAGTATGTTCTTCATTAACTTTTTGTGATAATGTCGTATCACCTCTATCTCCAATATTATAATTATAAGGTAATTGTTTCCTATATATTGTTCTTGTTGTATTAATTGTTTTTAAATCATCTTTATTGAAATTCCAATAATCAAATTGTCCAAATCTATTCATAAACATCACTCTTACATTAGGATATACCGAACAATTAGGTACTATTTGATATGTAAATGGTTGAATAATTGTATTATGATCAGTATCCCATACTTGAACAGTATAATGATCAACTCCTGTTAGATCCAACTCACCGTGATTTATAATATTTTGTGGTCCAGCACCAATAGTATAAATTATACCACTCTGTGAGGCACCAATATCAGTTCTATTATATTGATTTATAATATTATTATTCTGATCATAGGTAATTACATATGTTGTTAGTGGAAAATTAACTTCATTTGCATTGGCAATGAAAGCAAGTGTTTCAAAATTACTTATGAATACTTGTTTAGTCTGTGTATAATCAGTTAAGAACATACCAGCAGAACTCATACTTGTTCCTATTTTAGCAGCATATACACTAAAGTTAAATACATTATAATTCTGATCATATTGTCTTGTTCCATCATATCCATATCTTGTAGATGATGTTCCATTTATTCTATATAAAGATGTTATGTTACCTGGTTGAATTACATTACCATTTGATACGGTATTATAAAATGAATAGGTTACATTTTGATAAGAATTACCAATTGTTGTTCCTGATTGTGGATTACCTAATTGCATCAATAATTGATAGTTACCATAAGTACCACCATAAGGATATGGTCCAGCACCACTTAATACAATTGAACTTGTCTGACCACCAAAAGCCCATAACATACCTGGTTTAATTTGATTAGCAACAGAAGGTGGAATACCACCAATAAATATTACAGCAGTTTGTAATCCATTTGTTGAGTTACTAAACACACCTAATTCACCTGGTGTACCAACATTACCTGTGTAAAATAATGATATATCTTGTATATCAGTTACAATAGAATATGAACTTGATATTTGTGTAATTGATGCAGTACCAGATGATGCAATTGTGAATGATGTAACTTGTAACTGATAAGATATAGTATCATTTACTTCTAAAATATTTGTTATATCAGTACTGAATGTAAATGATAAGAAACCATTTGTATCATAGGCATTACTAAACGTCGTTCCTGGATCATAAGAGAATCCATAATTTGTATTGAAAGATATCCAAGTATCTGTATCATTAACTTGTGGTTCCAATGTTTGTTGTGTATGTGTTAAATCATAATTGACTTGTGTTTTTAACATTCTTTGCGCATCAAAAGCAGCATCATTGGATGGATCTGGTGGTAATACAACAGTTGGAAATGATTGTATAACACTACCAGTAAAACTTAATTGATTAACATTTACAACATAGTTTAAATTAACAGCACTAAAGGATGCTGGATTAATATCGGTATTTATACCATATCTATACCATACATTACCATTTACTGGTGAATACTCTTGTGGTTCTAATAATAAACTTGCTGTCATTTTATATTTTCTATTATTTTATGTAATGCTTCTTGTATATCCATTGTTACACCTTCTGCAATTAATTGTGACTTTCTACTTAATATGTTGTCGGTCATTTTCTTTTTAAAGTTAAGTGGTTTAATTCCTTTCTTACCAACTGATCTTGCTATTACAAAAGCAGATTGTTCGTCTGTCCAATTCTTTATTTTAATTCCTCTTGCTCTTATCCAGGGAATAAAAGATTGACTTGGTGGCATCTTACCTGGTTTTCTTCCTTTGTCTAGGTAATCTAAATAGTCTAAACTATAAATATTTAAGAACACATCATTTAATACTTCTACTACCTCATATTCTAATGAGTTAATAAGAGCACCAGTTGCTTTCTTATCTAAATGTATTAATTGATCAATCAGTTCTTTAATAACTTCTCTACCAACTATATCCATTTGTTTCTTTAGATTAGTTAATTTAATTTTATCCATTAGAATTTAAAATTTAGAATTTTATTTTTAAAGCTTCCTCAACCTTTGATAACGTCTCCATCGCTTTATCAAGAGCGTTATTATCATAATTAATACCATAACATTCGACATTAGAAGCGATTTCTAACGCTTGATTCACAATTGAAGGTAAATCATCACCAACTACTACAACGCTCCCAAATTCGCTCATATCAATTCCTGCGTGTTTAAATGGTATAATATAATTACTATCATTAATATAAAATGATCCTTTCAATTTAACATTCTTAGAATATTTAGGATCAAATGATACCGGTAAATAGTTATCAGTTGCGTGACCTGACTTCAATATTATCTCTACACCATATTTTGCTCTGAACTTTGGCTCAACAACATTACCTTTAGCACCCTCAACAATAATATCATCCCAATTATCTATCATATCCAAATAAGTATTACTTGGTGGTGACCCTGCTCTTAAACAAGGATCAGTATAATAACTATCACCATCTTTTGTATAACGTATTTCTGTTGAATAGAAGCCTGTGTGTTTATATTTCTGTAGTACAGGACTAAATGTTGTATTTACATATTGTACTGGTTGTGGCATATCACTATTTAATGATTGCTTACCTACATAACAACAGTCTTTAACTTCTAATCCCCATAACGCAGATTGTGGATGAATACCATTAATACAATAACCATCATATCCTACCTCTGCAATAGAGTCTATACTATCTTCAATTATAAATTCAACTGTCTCTCCTAAAGGCCCCATTTCTCTTTTCAGATCATCTGCCCATACTTGTGATTGTGACCAATTAATATGATGAAATGTTTCCATCTCACCTCTATAATATGACATCTTTATCCATTTATCTTTACTTCCTTTTAAATATTCTAATAAATCAGTTATACCATTAATATATTTTGTAGGTGCAACTAACATACCAACATTACTTAATTCATCTTTAAATAACTTCCTATCAGTTTCAATAACATCTGATTGACAACCACCCCATACTAACTTACCAATCTTTCTAAGTCTCTCACCCCAGTCACTAAAATATATATCAGTGAAGATAACCACATCAAATAAAGATAAGCTACTCCAAAAATCATCTAATCTTTCTATATCATCATAACCAATACCAATTTTATCTAAAGATATTCTTGGGAATGGTGATTGATTAACTGAATGATAATAAACTTTATCAAAGAAATCTGACATCCTATGTGCTATGGGCACATAGGCACCACCAATATTATCAACAACTACTGCTCTTAATTCACTTTTAAATCTATATTCTTTTAATTCAAATTTCATTTATATTATTAATTTTATACTATTGATGTTATAATACCGTTTGTAACTGTTACTGTTTTTAGATCTACTGTTGTAAAAGTCCCTGATGCTCCAGTAATACTTTCTACATCAAAAGAAGTAGAGTTTCTTACTAGTATATCTGCTCCACCAGATGAATATGTATTAACTGAACTATTATCTAAATTTAATACACATCCTATAAGTTGAGCTTTGGTTACACCGCTAACAACAT